TCCCATATTGGCTGCTTGGCGTTTGAGGTTCCGTAGTTCATTGATTACGGCCTGACCGGGGCCGTTGACCTCAAGATTAAGGGTTGAATTCTTGTATGCGCCGGCTATATGGGCGATAACCCAGGCAAATTGATAGGTATTCATTTCGCTAGTAGCAAACTCGCATACCTGCTCCATACCGTCTGCATAGCATCGGAATACCTGAATACAGAACCTATCTGCCCAATCTGAGGAGCCATAGGCCGGATCAGCGCCAATAACGTAGTAAGCGGTATCTACCGGCTCTTCCCATACCTTCAAAGTAGCCAAGCGTTCGGTAGACTTCAAGCAATCGGTATCATGGAAGTTAACCCCCATCGAATAGCGATAGTAATCAGCGTCTATCTTCTTGGCTATCTTGTAGGCATCGGTGCAGCGGGAGGTAGAGAAGAAACTGCTACCGGAGAGAATGAAGGCATAGTCCTCGGTAGGCGGGAACTCCTGATACATGAGGGATTCATCCTTGATGCCCTCCATCATCTTCCAGCGCCACCAGGCCATCTGCCGGCTATTAATATCTATGTTGTATAGTTTCTTAATATCCCGCGTCCACTCCTTTTCCTCACCCGTTAACTTGCCATCCCAATAGACCTTATAGATTTGGTTGTCAGCAGGGATTGAGTAAAGTTCATTACGCCACCAGCCGCAGAAGATCGCGTGTTGAGTCCTGGCGCGTTTAGCGGTGACATACATATCGTGAAACATATTGAACCCACGGGCGGTAGATTCAAATACATACAATCTCTTGGGATTAGTTTCTGCCAAGGATGCCAGCAGGGAAGCCAGCCCCTCCTCATCGCCCCATGACGAGGTTTCCGTTCCATGAAGGTAGGTAATACCCTTACCCCTGCCTAGTGTTCCCTTGGCGCGTAATCCAGCCACCTGATAGAAGATACGGCTTCTGTTCTTCAGGGCCAGAGAGTTACGGTTGTGGGATAGGACAGGTATCTTGTATTCCTTGGGCAACCCATCCATGTAGGCTGAGAGAGTGCCACGGAACATATCCCTGTTCTCCTCAGTATCCGTAACCAAGGTTCCATTCAGCCCTGCATTGACGTAGTGCCAGTAAAGATCGAGCGCCAGGGAGATAGTCGTTACCCCCAACTGCCGGCCTTTCAGGATAACGAAGAAATGCTTTTCCTCGGCTAATCCTTTTGCAATCTCATCCATTACATACGTCTGCGTTCCCAAGAGATGATCAAGGTTCTGTAATCCCTGTTCCTTGGTTTCAATCTTTAATTGAGAGCAGAAGGCATAGAACTGTTTAAGGTTTAATTTCATTCTAGGGTTTGTCTTAAAGCCAGCCTGTAAGCCTCACGATACGGACTGGCCCTGTCAGTAGCCTCTATCTTCCACAACTCCCTTAACTTGGATAGATAGACAATATCGTAAGACATGGTGTGCCAGTAGAGCAGCAACTCCTTAAGCACGAAGCTGTTACCCATCACACCTTCATTCGACATCCTCCTTTTCATCGGCTCCAGCCCCCCTTTCCCATTCGTTACATTGTTTGTAGGCATATGCCCTCCAGAATCGACAAAACAACCCCTCAGAATGACCCTCGCTCCACACACACGTAGAACACCCTGGTATCCAAGCATAAGAAAGTTCTACAGACTCCTCAGCATACTTCTCCATAACCACTACCTCCTCAAGAGATGCGCCAAACCCTCACTCCACCCTCAACCCGTTTAGCAATAAACTTCATTCCCAATTCCTCTCCCTTCTTCTTATTAATCCCACACATCGTATTAATCATTGATATGCGTTCACTCGTTACCATGAATGAATCCCCTATCCCCATTTCTGCATACGGATACTTACTGGCCGTTATCCGTATTACCGGCATCTCTATGTCCTTCTCTACCATTACCTCATTCATACCATTCTCCCGTTATTAGTATTAATACTATACACCCACATTCCAAAAGAGCAAAAAAACTTTGGGGGGAAGAGGGAAAGGTGGCTCGCTCTCACGCTACTCAGAGGCCATCGTCTGCGCCAGGTGAGTGCGCGTCTGCTGATGCTATGCCCATCCCATATCGAATGATCGCTCATACGCCATCCTGACAGTCTACGCATGCCATAACGAGCGTATAGCGTAGTAAACACGCTCCCATTCAACGAGCGCCAATGCCCACATTTCACAATGTGAAACGCGCATGGGTAGACGTACTCCCCCCGCACATGCCCTGGATAGAATACGTTTATATACCTATCACATATCCTTATAATACACAGTACATATATATATACGTACTTAGTACGTAACACTTAGGGTAAACCCTAATACCGCAAATTGCGTCTTATTGTGACGTTTATCGTCACATTTAATACCTGTATACGTGTTAATAGCCTTAGAGTGTAACTGGCACAGTAGTTGCATATAATACGTATGTAACACTCATTAATCATTAATAAGGACACAACGTGAAAGCTAAAATTGTGACGTTTGTAGATACTGATGGCATTTCAAAAGATTTTAAATGCCAATCATCAATGCTTTCCTATGCCACCATGTACTGCAAAAGCGGCAAGGTATTCTTGAACGGCGAATACACCTACGAGGTTATAAACACACCACCCATGCTTGATTAATCATTGATAAAGGAAAAAATAAAATGGCAATCAAATTGGGAAAGTATGCGGCACGCGTTGGATTCTGTGACGATGAACGTGATTTGGGCAATGGAATAATCATCACGCTGGAGAGTGGGTGGAATTTTGATGGCGAGCATGGTTTACACGTATTCGGCGAAGATACAATAAAAGAATTGATGGCGTCTCTCTCAGGGCGTACATTTAAATGCGATTGCGAACGTTGCAAATAATAGCCTAATCTATTAGCAGATTCTAATCAGTCTGCTAGTGGGTTACACGCTGTTTATATATTAGGAGTCTTATTTATGCTACTTGTTACCATAGCAGTCTTTGCAGCTGGCTTACTCATTAGCGCGCAAATAATCAAATTTATTAGGAGCATTAATTAATGGCCATGCAAATTGCGACTATCAGCAAAAAACAGGCACACGTAATACACGGTGGTTTAACGCAGACTACCAAAATGCCGTGCAAATCCTATTCATTGCCAACTATTGCCTGTGTTACCGGCTTTCGTATGAGCAAAATTGCAGACTCCATATGCAATAAATGCTATGCGAACAAGGGCAATTATCTCAAATATGCAAACAATATCGAACCGGTACAGCATGCGCGATTAGAGTCTATCGCCATGGCAATTGCAGACCCTGAATATCGCAAGATATGGATTCAGGCAATGGTTGTTTCGATTGGCAATGATGATTATTTTCGGTTCCATGATTCCGGCGATATTCAGAATATCGAACACCTAGAATTGTACGCCGAATTGGCGCGCGCATTGCCTGATTGCAAATTCTGGCTTCCTACGCGGGAATATGGAATGGTTGCAGCATACATGGCACAATTTGATTTGCCGGATAATCTGATAATCAGATTGAGTGCAATGTTTATTGATAAACCTGTAACTGTGCCAGCTAGCCTTAAAGGCATTCAAGGAGTAGCAGTATCTAACGTGCACAGCGTTAAACCGATTGGCACGGCATGCAATGCGCCAAAACAGAATGGCGAATGCCGTAAATGCCGTGCATGTTGGAATCGCAAAGTATCGGCTGTTTCTTACTCAATTCATTAACGGAGGGATTGAAAATGGCGTTTTATATTGCTGGCGATAAGGTCAAACTTGTATCAAGCAAAAAATACGGTACTGTCGCGGCGGTTCTTCGACAGTCATCAGTATTGATTTATTGGGATAGCGGCAAAACCAAAACGCAAACCGTTGCATCTAATTTGCTCGAGCCGAATTATGGAAAACGCGGCAAATGATATTAGATTGATACCTTATATACGCGTGACAGGCGTATATAGGATTATCACTCGATAATCACAATTTATTGATAGGGATATATATGATTGCCGAATTCCCGATGGAACAAAATTGTTTTATACGTGTTTATAAAACGCTAACGGCGTATAAAGTTACGGTTTATGACGCAGACGCAGATGCTACGCTGCCCACTATCCATATATTTTCGTCGCTAGATAGCGCAATCGTCTACGCTCGCCAGGGATATAAATCATGAGTACCCATACGCAGGGACAATGGCGATTAGACTGGAATTTTATCGTCGCACCGGATTCTAGCGGAAAACATACAGATGTATATATTGCTACCATTGCCGAAGAGGATGATGAAGGTAGGATAGTCTGCGAGGATGAGCAAATAGCCAATGGTAAATTGATAGCAGCGGCTCCCGATCTACTGGCGGCGCTTGAACAATGTTTGCCATTGATTGATGCGTACCGCAGGAATTCGGGCGGTGACGGGGATTTATCAGCAATGAACGCAAGAGAGGCCATCAAGAAAGCGAGATGCACATGAACGAAAATACCCTCACGCGCGCGTTATCTGAGGACATTGAATCCCTGCGTTTTGACAGGGATCAATTGCAGATGATGCTACGAGTCGCACTCGAAGAACTCGAACGCGCTAACCCAGGCGCAGCATGTATCCCCCAGGTTATAGCAACCCTTAAATTTTGCACCCAATGAGGTATATATATGATTGATATAGATTATCTGATTTTATGCGCGTTAATATCGGCTTACATAGTCGCTGATTTAATAACTCGCTGGCCTATATAAATAGTTGGGCGATTACTTTTCGCCCAGTTATTTACGTCCAGGTTATTGACAATCCT